TTCTTTTATGGCAAAGACGACCAGCACCGCAATCACCTCGCAGGCCAAGCACATGATGCGCTTCCTGCGTGCGGACCGTGATGGAGAGACGGCCGCAGAGATTGCAAAGAGTGAAGGCGTCAGCGTGAAGGTCGTGGAGCGATCCATTAAGCAGATTCGCCTGCGGCGAAACATGAACACGCAGGAGGCGCTGAACACCGAAGTAGTCGGCATGCTGATGGGAAACCTTTCCCTGGCAGACAAGAGCTTCAAGAAGCTTTTCAACGCAAAGAAGTACATCGAGCGCCGGCTGGCCGATGGCAGCGCCGAGCTGGTCCCCGTGGATGACGCAGAGACGAAGCTTGAGGCGCTGAAAGTGTTCGGCGAGTACGTGAAGGCGATGCAGCCGAAGGGAACCGGCCTGAGCGTGAATGTGAACCAGACCAACCAGACGGCGAATGTAACCAACATCCGCACGGGTGGTTTCGAGGACCGGCTGGCCGCGATCCGGAAGAAGGTGGCAGAGCACAATCTGTTGCCCCCTGTCACTGTTGATGCGCGTGAGGAAGATCCGGACGAAGAGGACGATGACGACATTGAGGACGGGGAGGTGATCGAAGCATGAGCGAGATCCCGCGCAGTAATCCCTATCTCAATGAAGCCATCGAAGGGCTGAACGAACACTATCTTCGCCATCGCGGCAACACCGCTGAGGCATGGGCTTCGCTCTCTGGAGAGGCTCTGTCATTCATTGATGAAGAACTTCTGCATTGCGTCAGCGACCCGCGGTACTACCTAGAGAACTATCACGTCGTCAAGACAGAGCAGGAGGGTCTGAAGACTCTTTTCCCCTTCTGGGAGTCGCAGGAGATCTTCTACTACGAAGTTATTTCCATCATGCATGCCGGGCGACCGGTGCGGGTGATGTGCCTGAAGGCGCGGCAGCAAGGGCTATCGACGGTATCAGAAGGACTGGTGTTCTGGAAGACAATCTTTACTCCTGTCTCGAACACGCTGATCATCGCGCAGGACGGACAGCAGTCGGCCTTCCTCTTCGATATGGCTCGTACGGCGTACGACTGCCTGCCCTGGTGGATGCAGCCAGAGAAGCGTTATGAGCAGGCCGGAAAACTGCTTCAGTTCGACCGTGTGGATGAGATGGCCCGGCAGTATATGCCGGGGTTGAAATCGAACATCTATGTGGAAGCCGCGAACAAGATGACCGGCGCGGCGCGTGGAAAGACGATCAAGGCGATGCATGCTTCAGAGCTCGCCAGCTGGGACGACGGCGGTCAGTTGACAAAGGCCATCTTCCCCACGATGAACTCAGACGACACGCTGGCCATCATGGAGTCGACGGCGGAAGGCCGCAGCGGGTTCTGGTACACGTTCTGGCGCGACACGATCAACGGGAAGACAGACTGGCATCCGGTCTTCATCGAGTTTTTCCGGGTGAAGAAGTATTCGCGTCCGCTGAAGGTTGGCGAGGAGTTTATCCGCACGAAGGACGAAGAGGCCTTCGTAGACCGGGTGAAGACGGAAAAGAATGTCGAGATCACCGACGAGACGTTGAACTGGATGCGGAAGAAGAAGCTCGAGTTCATCTCGACGGAAGGCGATGAGTTCAGCTTCTACGGCGAGTATCCGAGCAACTGGATGGAGGCGTTTCAGGGTTCGGGTCTGTGCGCGTTTCCGAAGCGTCGTCTGCAGAAGATCATGGAATCCGAGGTTTGTCCGCCGCTACTGGTGGGCGATATCACCTTCGACCTGGACGATCAAAAGATCAAGTTCTCTTCGAAGGATGGAGGATTTCTTCGTTCGGTCGAACCCGGCGAACTGTTGCAGCAGCCGGAGGAAGAAGAACTCTTCCGCGTGTGGGAAGAGCCGGACCATGACGAGGACTATTACGTCGCGGTAGACGTGGCCATGGGTAACGAGGGCGGCGACTACTCCTGCGTTGAAGTGATCAAGATTGGACGTGGTCTGACGCCAGACGAGCAGGTAGCAGAGTGGCGCGGATGGATCAATCCGGTACCGCTGGCCTATGTCGCCGTGGCGATCGCTCGCTGGTACAACTTCGCCGAGATTGCGGTTGAGGTGAACGCCGTTGGCGTGACGACCAACAACGAAATTCAGCGCGTGATCGAGTACGACAACATCTACCGCTGGAAGCATATCGACAAGATCGGCAATACGATGACCGCCCACACGGGCTGGTACACGAACTATAAGAGCCGCCAGATGATCATCGCGAAGATGGTCGAGGCGATGTTGAGCCGTACCATCGTGATCCGCAGCGAGTGGCTGGTGGACGAGATGATGGACTTCGCTCAGGACGAAGAGGGCGGAAAGTTTCAGGGGCAGGACGCGAACGACGACCGTGTGATGGCCTTCATGATCTGCCGCTACTGCGCTCATGAGAGCGATACGGGGAAGCGTGCTGCAGCACGACCGATGTCGAGCAAGATCGGCACGAGCAAGAAGTGGTATGTGATGGACGCTTCCAATCGAAAGATCGCGGAGACGGATGACCGCGAGAAGGCCCTGCTGCTGGTGAGAGAGCACAAGGGATTTTCGGTGGTGCAGGCTCCCGAGGATCGTGACTTTCATAACACGTTGTATTCGCCGATTCACAACGGAAACGGCATTCGCAGCCGCATGTATTACGAGATGGGCTACAGCGCCGAATCGATCAATCACGAAACCGTAACCGAAGTTGAAAGCGCGGAGGCAGAGCCAGAGCCGACTGATCCAAACGCCTGGCTCTGGTACTGAGATGGTCCGCTATTGGGTTCATGAACCGCGGTTGTCGGAGCACAAACGGCCAGAGTTTCCGATGACTAACTACATGCTCGCTGCGCAGCGGAACGACGGCGTTCGGTTTGCCGCTACAGCGAACGTCAGCGACGTGAATATCGCGCTCACGAAAGACGTGCGCGGTATGGCGGCAGCAGTGATGGAGCAATTGATGTGGGGATTGGATACGTATCTCGACCCCGCCTGCTTGTGTGGAACCAAAGAAGAAAAGTGGTGTCAGGTAAGGCACCCGGGAGAGGAGCAGAAAATTGCCGAGGGTCAAAGCAGGGCTAGCTTGTCCGCTGTGTGATGTGGCGAAGGTGGAATCGGAGCTTTACGTAGAGGCTGGGGCAGGCGGTGCGCGAACGATCTGCGGATCGGGAAACACGGCGCACGTCTGGACGGATCAGTCTGAGTTGCAGGCGCTGTCGCCGCGGCGGCTGCAACTCGCTCCCCGTCCGGACACGGTGCAGAAGGATCACGTTACGCTCCAGCTCTCTGTGCCAGCCGGCACGAAGAAGGTTCTGGAAGAGAAGTACGGCGACAAGCTTCCAACCAGCCTGACGGCGGTGCTGCAGGCATGCGCCGACCCAGAGATGATGCTGCTGAATGCGGTGGACCTGCAGCGTCTGGAGGAGCGGTTGGGTGCGAAGCCGAAGAGTTCGTCCGAGTTGTTTGGGATGCTCTTCCAGCTTGGGGAAGAGGTGAAGCAGTCCCGAAACGATTATGAGCGGCTGAAGCGGCAGCAGGGAGTGCGGCAGGGAAACATTGGCGACGGCGTGGTGGTGGACCTTGGGGACTGGATGTCGAAAGGTGTTGCCAAGGCGGCGGATTCTGGGCTATCACTTGAGGAGTTCCTGGGCAAGTATCTGCGCGACTCGCTCGAAAATGATTGGATCGCGAGCTGATGGCCGGATTTTTCCCAGAGTTGACGGCGAATGCCGTAGACGACGACCGTTCTCCTGCGGCTGCGAACGGCTCTACTTACGACGCGCAGATTAAGTACTGGTGCGGCGCGGCGTGGGAAGAGGCGAAGCGCGAAGCTGACGACACTCCCGAGATTCGGGAGATGAACCACGTCATCGATTATCTTGCAGGCCAGCAGTGGAAGGGGCCGCAGCCTGCGCACCGCGCCAAGCCGGTGACGAACCGAACCCTGTCTCTCTTCTGGGAGACGGTGGGTTTGTTGACAGATATCCGTCCTGTCTTCGAGGTTCATGCCACAACCCCGAATGAGGCCAGGACAGCCGAGATTCTGAACAATCTGGTAAAGGCGTGGGCGCTCGAGAATAACTTCGATCTGTCGCTGGCCTTCGTCGTGATGTATTCGATGCTGACGACGGGATGGGCCAAGTTGGCCTGGGACCCGTTTGCGAATCAGGGTCAGGGCGACATTGCCATGACGGCACTGGCGGCAAACCGCGTTCTCGAACTGGGACGAGACCAGGCGACGCAGGACGCAGAGTGCCTGATTTTCAACAACGATGTAACGCTGGCGTGGCTGAAGCGCAAATATCCGGTGACGGGTGCCGCTGTTAAGCCAGACGTGAGCTACTCGAAGTTCGATGTTCCAGTTGCGGGACCTGCCCATATCTCTCCGCAGTTGTTCATGAACCTGTCTCCGGGTATGAAGCGAAAGTTGGGTCAGGCTCCGGATATGACGCAGAGCGTGTATCCGCGGGTGAACTATCGCGAGTACTGGATGAAGGACGATTCCCGTAACGAGTCCAGTCGTGTGATGACGATGGGACGGAAGGGAACGAACTGGTGCTATGACGTAAAGCCGGGAGAGATGCTGTATCCGCGAGGACGCATCATTGCTATCGCGAACAACGTCATTCTGGACGACCAGCCGAATCCGTACTGGCATGGAATGTTTCCGTTTGCGCGGCTTCGTCTGCAGGCAGTTCCATGGCAGGGTGTCGGCATGAGTCCGATGAAGCCGATCATGGCCAATCAGGACATCATGAATCAGATTCTGGGCGGCATTATGAACATGGTGAAGCTGGCGATCTCGCCGGGCCTGATCATGCCGAAGAATGCGCTGACTCCGGAGCAGCTAAAGGGAATCGACACATCGCGTCCGAACGAGAAAATCTCTTATAGCCCGAATGCTCCGTTCAAGCCTGAGTTCCGCAAACCACCGGAGATTCCGGCCTATGTGATGCAGGCCTTTCAGATTGCAGACCGGGAGATGGATCGCTTCTCGGGAGCCGCTGCGATCGGGAATGCGTTGCAGAAGAAGCAGGTTCCCGGAGGCGATTCGCTTGAGCAGATCTCCCAGTCGAAGAATACGCCGATCCGCTCGATGGGACGAAACATTGAGGGGTTTATCGGGGAACTCGGGCAGTTGTTTATTCCGAACCTGATGCAGTTCTATACGGCATCGCGGCGCGTGGAGATGCTGGGCGCTCACGGGCTTCTGCCTGTGGATTATGATGCGAATCCTGGTTCGCTTGTGCCTGCAAATATGGAGTTGACTCCAGAGCGTTACGCTCGTAGGTTCAAGTTCAGGATTGAGCGCGGTAGCCTTCTGACGGTGCAGAGGGTTGAACGGGCCAACTGGGCGATTCGTCTCTTTGCGATGAAGGCAATGAGCCTGCAGCAGCTCTACCGGATTCTGGACATGAACATCAATGTTCCGAAGATGATGGAAGAGATGATGGAAGAGGCCAAGATGGTGCAGGCGGTGGCGCCTCCGAAGAAAGGGCATAAGTAGATGGCAACCATGACGACGGTTCCCGGCGTGAAGGCTGGAGAGCACGTTGAGATCCCTGCTGAGGTTCAGAAGGCTTTTGACGACATCCGCGCCAACAAGGACAGCGGCGTGATGGAGGTTCACTTCTCGCAGGGTGGTGTGGCGAAGGTGTATGTGAAGTTGTCGAAGACGTACAAGTAGTCCCTCAATTTCCTCAGCGTATTCGGCGTATATATCTCTATGCGGATCGTGCCACTGACTCTTAAGCAAGCCAATGCTTTGGTGGGTCAGTGGCATCGTCATCACAAGATGGCGGTAGGTCATCGCTGGTCGATCGGTGTTGAAGTAGACGGCGTTCTGGTAGGAGCGGTCATCGTGGGCAGGCCTGTGGCACGGATGACGCCGCAGTACAGCGTAGCTGAGGTTTCGAGATGCGTCACGAATGGCCACAAGAACGCTCCATCGAAGTTGTATGCAGCTGCCGCAAGAGCAGCAGAGGCCATGGGCTTCCACGAGATTCAAACCTTCATTCTTGAGGAAGAGCCGGGTACAAGTCTGCGAGCAGCAGGATGGATCGAAGACATGGAACGCTGCAGCAAAGGCGGTGACTGGAATCGCCCCAGCCGCAGTGGAAGAA